GCATCGCCGCATACACCGACATGATCCAGATCCTGCTCATGGCGCGATCTGGGTTCTCGTGCCGGACGAGTTGACGACATAGGTGTGATGGTCGACATTGCTGACGTAAATGATCGCACCGGAAGCAGGCGCTGCCGGCGGCGCGGTTTCGGTCAGCGCCAGCTGCGGCGCGGTCATTGCGAGAACCCGATTTAGCAATGCCGTGAGCGCGGCGTTCTCGTTGTTAATCGCCCTGACGAGGGCCTGAAAGGCAATAAGAAATTGTCCGGGTGCCGGACCACCGGTGAGACCGCCACCGAAATCCAATGATCCTGGCTCGCGCTCTTCGCTCATGCGATCGGCCGGCCGACCGGGGCCACGACAAATCGCGAAGCTCCCATCCGGAACCATGTGTCCGCGGCGCTGGTGTCTATTTCCATGGCCCACTCCCGGCTCGTGACATCGATCGTGACGTATTCGGTTTGCGGGGTGATCGTGAGCGGGCCGACGACAAAATTCGCATCCCCCGGGAATGTCCGGAACAAGAATGACACAGCAATGCTCGGTGCGGCTCCTTCCCATTTAAAGTCAGGGATGAACCGGGCAACGTAAACCAGCGCGCCACCATCCATCAAATCGCTAAAGCCGGTTGTTGCGGACACTCCAGCCATCGGCGCGCCATCGGCATCATGTCCGACATCCTGCTGCTGGATAAAGCCGGCAAGATCGGTCGTGAGCGGAGCGCCAGGACGGTTCTGATCGGTCCATGCCGTGCGGATAAAGATCAGCGCGCGGCCGGCATCCCAAAGATTCTCTGCGGCATTGTATTTGACATACGAATCGATCTCGTGCGTGTGACCGGAAGCGGACGGAAAAAAGAAAAATATCTCGCTAAACAGATAATCCACCCCAGCAAAGCACTTGTCCTGGTGGCCCGCGTCGAGATCGAGATAAACAAAATCCCACACTGAGCACGGAATCTGCTCCACCCCAGACTGGCTCGCGCGGAAGAAGCCGTGGTCACTCTGCCAATAGGGCACCGAGCCAAGGACAACCAGAGCTTTTTGGGCGATCAGGCCACAGTTCGAGGCGAGCTGATTGAAACCAAAGACCAGCGGAAATCCTTCATAGGTTACGCCCCAGAGATCGAGATCGGTCCACAGGAAAGCCGAAAGCGGCGTCTGAACGCCACCGACGATCCGACTCCCACGCGACAGCCGGAAGCTTCCCGCCTGGTTGGTTGTAGTGAGGATCCACGTGGTGAAGTCGTCTTGAGCGCACCACCGAATCAACAACGGATCCTGGCTGCCGCCATCCGGTGCCGAGCCGAACGCCATAAAGATCCGCTGCGGCATCGTCATAAAGCCGCCCTGGTTATGCGGCGGCGAGGTCGTTACGAGCGTTGCCGGCGTGCCCGTCGCCGGCGGCACCCAGACATAGAGTGGCCCACCGGAAGGGATGGCGAGCAGCTGCTCACCGAAATTATCCAGCGACCAGACCAGGAGGCTGAACGGTATTCCGGTGCTCGACACCGGCCCGGCGACAAAGCCGGACGGTGTGATGTCATAAATGGCCGCGTACTGAAGGAGATAGAGGTTCGCGTTTGTCCCGGCGGCGAGCCACGGGAGGCCCGATAGATCTTGCCACCAATGCAGAGCGCGGCAAACTGCCCGAGGACTGCGAGTGCCGGCGAGGCTTTGAGTGGCGACGCGAGCCCAGCCGCGGAGCTTTTCCAGAAAGCCCAGCCGCCAGCGAACAAGGTTTGACGAAACCCACCCGCCACGACCGGCGGAAGCGGTGACCTCGATATTGATCCCCGGCCGGATTCGATCGAGACGCACCTCCGGCATTTGTTATCCTGGCGGACCGGCCGGCGGCGGCGGCGGCGGCAGCAGCGGCGCCGTGCGTGGCAGATTCGCCGTTATCGGCACGCCATAGCTGCTCCAGTCGGCCCCCTGCGCCTTTTTGCGAGCTTCCTCAACGGCGGCCGTCTTTTTTTGCTCGACGTATATCGCTTCCCAGCTGACCGCCTGTCGTGGATCGTCGGCTTGAGCGCCGAAGTTCTTCAACAATCCGCCGGCGGCAAAGATCATCGAGGCGCTAATCAACAGATCCGGCAGAAACAGCGACAAGAAAGTCTGCGGGTTGCTGGCCGAGAACGGCGTCGGCCGAAACGTCCCAAGAAACTCGGTCACATATTGCCCGTCCGGCGTCGGCGCGATGATGATATTGCCCGGCGGCTGAAGGTCGATCCCGGCTCCCTGCGACTGCATCGCAAAGATCGCATAGTAGGTCTGAAACGGGGCCGGGGCGGCGACATCCGAGACAACCGGCCAAGTCATATCGATAAAGGATCGCGAGGTGCGCAACAGCCCGACACGTTGCGCTGCTGCATGGGCCGGCGGGGTATTGGGCGGTATGACCAGGCGCACCTGATCAAGCACGATAAATTGCTGCGGAATCGTTACGGTCCGGGTTCCTGGCGTTGTCTGCTGTGTTGTGTCCGCTGTCCTGGTGGCAAGAAAGTCGAGATCGGGATCACGGAAAATCCGCAGTTCGGCGTAGTCAACGATCCGCGGCAGAAGCGAAGTGAGCAAGGTCTGCCCGTAGACATCCTTGAGGCCGGTCATCTGAGCGAGCGCGGCAGTGTAATCTGCCCACAACATCAGATGTGCGTCCCCTGGCAAATAAAATCTATCGAGTAGTTCGCGTTTGTCGTCAACGGCACCCCCGCATTCGTCCATTCCAGAGTTGCAACAAGAGTTTCATCTCCTGACGGAGCGCCAAACATTATCGTGGAGCCAGGAGTAAATCCCGACGACGGATTACCGACGCAAATCCTGAATGATTTGGTTGAAAAATTTAAGTCCACGCTGCCTGACGCAGCGGTCCCCGACGGTCCCGTGCTGAGCACGATGCTGGCGACCGTTTCGCCGGCGTAATTGGGTGGATTAGCTATGGCGCCGCCGCCTACGCCCAGCCCAGTCGCGTTGCTGACAGAGGCAAGCGGCTGCGGCGGATCAGTGATGCCGCCAGACACTGTTGCGCCCGGAAGACTTCCCGGCAGACCCGCTGCATTCCCAATTTGGAAAACGCTGTTATTTGATGCGATGAATGATCTGCCGACTGCTGATCCTGTAAACGTCACGCTTGACGGAATAAATCCGAAAGCTGCACTCGCGACCTGGACAAATGCCCCAAACGACGGCGTCCCAATAAGAGTAACCGCCACGCCAGGATTTATCGCAAATATTCCGCCGTGGACGCTGAGAAGATGGTTGGCAGCAGCACCTCCCGAGATTGTATAATTGCCTATGGCCTGCGCGCCGCCACTGTTTTGCGCAGCAACATGGGTATTTGCGGCCCCAAAATCGACATTAGCCCATTGAATCGTCGAGGCGTTGTCAGAAAATAATCCATACCCGTTCGGAATGATAATGTTTACGCCCTGAACGACAATGCTCGCGCCATAAGCTGCCAAGAACGCCGCAGTTCCCGCACCAGGAATATTGATGACGACAGAATCCGGATTTCCTGGATTGCCAAGAAATACAAGATTGCCATTGGGCTCGTTGCCCGGCCCAGCCGAGCCCTGCGCAAGGGAGAAGCCCGTGAACGACCCAAAAATGCTCGCGCCGGCGGTATAAGGCGTGCCGCCGGTCGGCGCGAGATTTATATACATCGTATAGCCTGCGGCGTCATAATTCCGCAGGGCCACGTCAGCGGCGTGCTGGATCGTCAAGCACGGCGCCAGCACATTCGCGCACCCGTTGCCCGTATCGGCTCCGCTCGGCGCGACATAAAGATTGCCGTTGGCGGTCAGCCTGATCCGGCTGGTAACCGGAGACCACGCGCCGTTCTGGAATGCCTGAAGGATCGCCGGGCTCGCTGAAGTATTCCACCATAATTGATTGACAAACGGCGTGGCCGGCGGGGTTGGGCCCTGGAAAATATACCCGGTCTGCTCAGGCGTGACCTTGTAATCGCAGGCCGTCAGCGTGGCGCAACCCTGCGTCATCCACAAATGCTGCGGTGTCGTCGACGAATCCGGCAACGGGAATGTTGCTACCGGCGGCAGCCCCTCGATCGTCGACTGCGCCCGCGCCAACAACGGAAAGAAGACCAGCAGTAGCGCAGCGGCAAGCTTTTTCATCGAACACCTCGGCTGGAAACTGTCAGCTTAAGCAGACAGAGGAAAGCCGCCTCTTGCCCTAACTCTACGTCGTCTGTATATTTCCGAATATGGGGTCGAGCGGCAGATATCTGGTCAATGCAGGAGCGACCTTCAGCTTGAAGTACCACATCGTCTGAGTCTTGAAGCTCGTCGCAACAATCCGGCTGCTGCCTGAAAATGAAGTCGAGTTGCGCGACACTCTGGAGCGCTGCAATGCCGCGTGCACTTGGCTCGCCGCATTGGGCGCCCGGCACCGGATACGAGGCAAGCGACGCCTCCAGGCTATTGGTTACTCTCAGCTTCGGCAGCGCTTCGATTTGTCGGCACAGGCAGCGATCCGCTGCATCTACAAGGTCGCCGATGCCTTCAAGGTGACGCCGCGCGGTCACGCCCCGCAGTTCAGGCGCCACGCCGCGCAACCCTACGACATCCGGATCTTCCGTTTCTTGCCGGGGCAAGACGCCATCTCGATTTGGACAGTTGGCGGTCGCCGGCGCGTTCCGTTTGTGTGTGATACGCGAGCGCGCGCTCTGTTGCGTTACGCGAAGGGCGAGATCGACCTCTGTTTCGTCCGCGGCAAGTGGATATTGGCTGCTACTTGTGAGATGCCTGACGCTCCCTTGACCAGTGTCGCCGATGCTCTCGGAATTGATCTTGGAATAGTCAATCTCGCTACAAACAACCACGGTGCTGCGTTCTCTGGCGCAGACATCGATAAGGTTCGTGCCCGGCACCATAAACGCCGCCGTGCCTTGCAAAAAACCAACACTCGCTCCGCCAAACGTGCGCTGCGTCGAGCCGCAGGAAAGCAAGCGCGGTTCCAGCGCTACACCAACCATGTTATCTCGAAAGCCATCGTGGCCGACGCCGAACGCGGCCGATGTCTGATCGCCCTCGAAGACCTCGCGGGCATTAGGGATCGGGTCAAGGTTAGACGGCGCCAGCGGACCAGGATGGCGAATTGGGCATTCTCGCAGCTGCGTGGATTGATCGAATACAAAGCGGCCCTCAAAGGGATCGCCGTAGTCTTCATCGATCCGCGCAACACCAGCCGAGAATGCCCATGTTGCGGCCACATTGCCAAAGGCAACCGGCCAACCCGAGACAAATTCCTGTGTCTCCGCTGCGGCTTTGCTGGGCCAGCGGATCACATCGCGGCACTCAATATCCGGCGACGGGGCTTGCGTGCCACCAGCTTTGTAGTGGCGCTGGAGGGGACAACATTGGGTGAAGTTCTGCCCCAACCCGTTAGTCCCAAAGAAAGCCGTCTGCTTTAGCTGATGGTCCATTACCTGTAGTACGACTGAAGCGCGGGGACGATATAGCTTGACACCTTCTCGCGGTCTTCCATGGCCGCCCGCTCCCACATCATCAGCGCGGCTGCGACCTTGGCCTGGTACTGCGCCGGGCGATACTTTTCGGCAAGATAGGCGGCGAGCTCGGCGACAAAAGCAGAATAGAACCGGCGCGGCGTGTCGAGGGTCTGGCCGCGCAACGGGTTGGCGTCCATGACGTCGCGAGTGCGGTAGGCGACAAAGCCATAATTCGATCCGACCGGCGGGACCGGCCAGATATTGACCTGAGGCGGGGTCGTGCGGTTGAACCAGAAGATCGACGGTCGCCCCGGGCTGTTCTTGATCGGCAATGCCGCGTAGTCGTTGCGCGAGATCGGCCACAACAGAGTGTCGACAAACTGGGTCGATTGCGCCGGGATCATCATGACCTCGATGCGCCCGCCATTCTCAAACGCCACGGCGTTCGCCGTCGCCACCGTTCCGGCATCAAAGGTGAAGGAATAGAGCGGGTTCGGCAGGCTGCCGATCACGTAATTCCCCGCCAGCGACAGACCGCCGACTGCGGTCAGCATCGTCACCGGGAAGGTCTGGCCGATCGAATAGCCATGCCCCGAGAGCACAACGGTCACGGTCGATGACCCGGTCTTGGTGACAAAGAGCGGTGTTCCGCCGGTGCCGACGAGCGTCTTTAATGCCGACGCTGACGTGATGAACTGGATGTTGTTCTGATCGACGACATTGCTGACGACCAAGGTGCCGGTGAGTGTTTCCGGCCCGATCGTGGTCGGCATCGTCAATGGGATCGGCGAGCCGGCCGCCAGCCCATGAGAGGGCCAGTGCATCGTGGCGACCTGACTCCCGGCAATGGTCGAGAACACGCCGCTCTGCTGCCCGACCAGCATCGGCTCGCCCGTCGCCTCGAGCATCGGGTCCCCGGCAGCGGTCGTCATCGCGGTCAGCGGGTTGCCGAGCGTGAAAGCCACGCCCGACGGGAACACCCGCAGATATACGTCGAGAAGATTGAGCGTGTTTGCCGGCAGCGTGTAGGTCGTCGTCAGCGGCTGCAGCGGCAGCGTGATCTGATCGACCTCCCAGAGATTGACCCCGCGGTTGCCAAAGTCGAGAAGGATCAGGTTGGACGAGCGGCGCGCCTCGATGATGTGGTAGTCTTCAATCGCCGGCGCATAAATTTGGATGCGCGCATAAGCATCGAGAATAAACTCGGCGAGCGACGGGTTCCACGACCAGCTACCGCTGGTTACGCCCTGCGCCATCAAACGTCACTTCAGCTCAGCTCTGTCCGATGTCTGGAAACTTCTGATGGACCTCGCGACGCACAGTAGCCTTCTCGCTTGGCGAGCCATGCTGGCTCACCCGGGACAGAGCATTTCTCGCATGGCTTTCATCGGGTATCGGATAGCTTCCGGCACCAGCCCCTTTCGGACCCTTGCCCTTGCCTGGCAGGGCGAACTCGCTCTTTGGCAGGCTTTGCCGCTCGGCTGCGGTTAGCCGCCCGCCCTTCTTAAAGCCTCCAGCAACGCCTGGGCGCATCATCGGCTGCGCCGGCGGCACCATGCCTGCGGCTGGCCGGCTCATCGGCATGCCCCCACCAGGAACCCCAGGCGGTATGCCGGCCATTCCGGCACCTGCGGCTCGCTGCGCCAGCGCGATCCGCGGATCGAGAGCGGTGCCCGCACCAGGGGTCATCGCCGGACCACCCATCTGGCGTCTCTGGCGATCCGGGCGCAGGGTTGCGGCTCCGCCCTTCGCCAGGCCACCAGCCTTGCGCTTGTTCCGTACCCTCAACATACCGGTCTGGCGCGGGTTTTTGGTGTCGGCGCCAGCTTCGTCCCACTGCTCCTCTTCGTAGGGCTCGATGTCTCCGTTGCGACGAGCACTGAGACCTGGGCCTTTTTCGAGAATTTTCTCCACGTCATGACCTCCAGCGTCGCTGAGGCCTGGGCGCAATAGGTCGGGAATCGATGCGCGCGAGACCGGCATGCCGGATACTACAGGACGGGCGCGTTAAAAGAAAGGACCGATGAATTTGGCCTGGCAACCTGCAGGCGAGGTGGCCCCTGGCCAACTCAACCTGGCCATTCGGTTGCCATCCCGATAGGAGAACGAACCGCAAACGCCAAAAGCTAAAACGGCGACCCGACCGGGGTGATCGTGCCAGCGAAGGCCTGGCCGGCAATAACGGTGACATCAAGGATCGCGGTAAGCGTGGTGACCCCCGCTCCGATATCGGCGTCACCCGTTGCCGTAATCTGCGCGGTCCCGGCAAGCGCCCCTTTTCCCATCACCGATTTGCTGCTGTCAGCCGGATCGACCACTACCGGACATATCGTGCCGTCGCTTGACGCCCAGACGACGGGACCATCGACAACAGCTGCGTTGCCGGCTTCGTCGACCCATGCAACTTCCAGATTCTCGCTCGTGCCGCTTACTAGCGTATAGGCCATTGGTGCTCGTCCTTTGATGTTGCGGCCACCGGCGTCGATGGTAAACCAAGCGCCCGCCAGCGATGGCTCGGGCGGCGCGGGGTCGGTTATCGTAACGGTGCCGAGCAGCCGCAGGTCTAGCTGGATTACAGCCACTGTCTGCCGAATTACGCAGCGCCGTCGCCCTCGTATCCGCGGGAGTTCTTGGCGTCGGATGGCGATGTCAGATTGTGGCCGGTCGAGTATGGCGTTCCGCCACCAGCAGCGCGACGAACACGATCGGCCCGGCCAACGGCCATGTCGCCGTCCGCGTGCCCGCCCTCCTTGTGATGACCGCGTCTCCCGTGATGACCGCCCTTTTTAAACATCGGCGTCATGTTTTTGGCCTCTTCGCCCTCGGGAGAGCCTTGTGCGTTATAAAGATTGGCCTTGACCCGGCGACCGCCTCCCGGCCTGTCAGCCCCGCCGCCCTTGGCGAGCCTCGTGCGGCCACCTGCGGCATGACCCTCTTTATGCCGGGAACCATTGTGCTCATTCGAACCATGCGGCATATCCCGCCCATGAGGATATCCGCCATGTCTGTGGTGGTGCTCGGGCTCTCCCGGATGATCGCCCATATTTTCCACCTCAAATCCATCGCTGACCATTCTCGCATCCCCGTGGCTACGGTGCATCGCCATAATGTCCTCGCGACCGCGCTAAACACAAGCCTGTCCTGTAATATAGAGTTTCCCTCCCCGAAGCAACAGCGGTTCCAATCCTAGCCCGCACCGAGGACGGGGGGCGCCGATGACCGGGGGGTTTGCGAAACCATCAGTAGAGCCTGAAAATTCTCTGCGGTCGTGATCGAGCTTCCGATCGGGTCGGTTATCAAGCCGGCGACGCTCGCCGACCGAAGAATCGTCAAACCGTTTGCGCCAGTGACCATGATGGCGAATTGCCCGCCGCTTCTTGATGTGCTGGTGACGATCTTTACGGCGTTCGCCGGCTGGCCAGTGACTGGCGAAGCAATGATTTGTCCTTGCACCATATCAAACGAGCCGGCCGGAGCCAGAACGCTCGCGCCGATGATCTGCGTCTTCCCAAAGACGACCGACAGGTCAAAGATCACGCTATAGCACGTGACGGTAACATCATATGGCAGAACGATGTCGGCCGTGGGGATTGAGATCGACCGGTCTATCGGCTCCCAAGCAAACAGCAGTCTTTGCGTAAGGCTGACAAATGCACCCGCTCCCTCGAGGATGACAATATCGGCGCTGAGCTTGCTTGCGGTTGTCCCTCTCTGGAACACCGTCGTTGCCGCGGCGGTGATCGGCGGCAGAACAAAGGGCGGCGGCGGAAGAGGCAGCGCGTGAAGCGCCGCCGAATCTTCCGGCCACCAGAGGGTGTTAAATCGAGCAAACCGAATATCCGGCAAGGTTGCCTGCCAGCCATGCGAAACCACCGGCGAAATAAAAGGTGGCGCCGGCTGATCGAGCCGCGCGAGCGACCAATCAAGCCGATGCCGGACAATCGGAATGTCCGGCAGCGTTATCGACCAGCCCGGCAGAAGCATCGGGATAATCGGCACCGGGCTGAACGTCGAGCCAGCCGCGATGGCGCTGAGCGTTAGATTAAGCTTGTGCAGCAGCGGCGGCTCGACCGTGAAATACGGAAACGGCGCAGTGATTACCGGAGCCGCAAATGCTATCCGGCCGGTAAACTCTGGCAACGCCTGGAAATGCCGGGCGGCCTTTAGATCCGGGAGCACAATCGACCAGCCGGTCGGCACCGCCGGCACCGTCGGCAGCCACACGAGGCTTGAGCCGGTCGTCGCCATCGCCGCGCGTGCGAATGTCGGCGGCACGGCCCGTAAATTGACGGATCTAAGGACCGGGGTTATCGCCCGGAAGAGCGGCGGAGCGGTGAGCGGGGTGCCAAGCAATATCGCGCCCAGGTCGGCGACGGGGCGCTGGCGCAGTCGTGGCAGCTCGACCGTCCAGCCCATCGGCGGGATCGGCGGCAGCGGCACCGGGGTCTGAATCGAGATGCGGGTCGGGAGAAGATAACGCCGAAATGCCTTTGTGACCGGCTGATCCGGGTGCCAGCCCCACAAAATTGTGCTGGCGACAAAAGCGGGTGGCGGATCCGGACGTCCAGTGCGCTCGGGAAGAGCTTTTTTACGACGAAATGCCGGCAGATCCGGCAACGTGATCGACCAGCCGGTCGGGGCCGCAGGCGGCGCCGCTGCAGGCTGGGAAACAACCAGCACCGATCCAACGAGCACACCCCCCCGCGTCCGCTTTGGCGCGACCAGATTGACGGCTCTTAGGATTGGGGTTGCCATCTCAGAAGCGTCCAACGATGAGCAGCACTTGGGAATTGTCCGGCGTCACCACCGAGCTCCCTACCGGATCGGTCAGCATGGCGCTCACCTTGGCCCTGCGCCTGACCACCCGACCATTGGCGTCGATCGCCACAACAGAGAAAGACCCGTCCCCCGAGCCGCTGATGATGACCTTTACCGCTGTTGCCGGCTCGCCAGTCAATGGCGAAGCGATGATCTGACTTTGCACGGTGTCTATCGAGCCAGGCGGAGCCAGGACGCTGGCGGCAACGATCGGGCTGCTGCGAAAGGCTACCGACAAGTCGAATATCACGCTGTGGCAGATGACGATAAGATCGTAGGGCAAGATGATATCGGCCGGAACGGCAAGGGCGCGGCCCGGTGGCTGCCAGACGGTCTGAAGCCTTTGAATGAGGCCGACAAACGGACCCACGCCCTCAGCGATGGCAAGATCGCCCGAGAACCGGTTGCCCATCGAGCCCCGTGCAAATGCCGTGATCCCCGCCGGGACCAATGTCGGCAATACCGGAGGAGGGGGCGGAAGGGGCAACGGCAGACACGCTGCGGCATCTTCCTGCCACCACAGATCATTGCGTCGGACAGCCCGCAGAACCCGCAGATCCGGAAGCGTGATATTCCACCCGGCCAGGACCGGTGGCACGACGCTGACAGGAACCGGCTGATCAATTCTGATCAGTGTATCGAGCGCCCGCCGCCCAGTGATCAAGCTGTCCGGGAGCGTGATCGTCCACCCGGCCGGCAGCGCCGGAGTAACCGGCAGCAACGGCAGCACCGGACCCGCTACGATCGCGCTAAGCGGCAGCGGATGCTGCCGCAGCAACGGCAGCACGATCGACCAGCCATAGGGGAAAGCAGGAGCGACGATTAAGGCTGGCGATTCAACCCTGCGAACGATCTCGGGAAGCGCCTGATAGCGACGTACCGCACGCAGATCCGGGAGCGCGATCGTCCAGCCGGACGGTGGCGGGACTGGCGTCGGCGGCGAAATTAAATTGGCGCCGGTCGCGATCATTCCGGCAGGTCTGAATTGCGCCTGCGGGTATCGAAGGTTGACCGATCTCAGAACCGGCGCTGGCTGAAGCGGCACCACCAAAGGCGTCGGCGTCGGAGCGCCGACAAGCACGGCTCCTACTTCGGAGACACGCCGCTTGCGCAACAGCGGCTGCTCGACCGACCAGCCAATCGGCGGCACCGCCGCAAGCGGCACCGGCGTCTGGATCGAGATGCGGGTCGGCTGCAGAAACCGGCGAAACGCCGGCAGATGCGGCGGGCCCGGGTCCCAGCCGGAGACCACTGCGACTGGCGCGAATGGCGGCAGCGGATCAAGCCGCGCGGTGAATTCCGGGAGAGCGTGTCGACGGCGGAATGCCGGGAGCAACGGCAAGGTGACGGACCAGCCGACAGCTGTCGGCGGCGTCGGGGCGGGGGCCGGCGCCAGCCACCCGCCAATCCCGGTCGCCGCCATCGCTGCGGGCGCGGTCCGCGCAGGCACGTACCGCAGATAATTGGCGCGCAGAATTGCCGTCTGCGGCGGGGCTATTGCGGACGGAACCAGATCGAGACGCCGGGTCAGCTCCGGCAGCGCCTGCTTGCGCCGGAATGCCGGCAGATCCGGCAGCACCACTGACCAGCCGGTAGCCAGCTCGCGCAGCGGCGGGTCGGCCCGGCCAGCGATTGCCGGCAGCGCCTGCTTGCGGCGGAAGGCTGGCAGATCCGGCTGGACAATCGACCAACCCAGCGGCGGCAATGGCGCTGGTGGGGCCGGTGACTGGATCGAGATGCGGGCCGGCTGCAGGAAACGGCGAAACGCCGGCAGATCCGGCTGAACAATCGACCATCCGGTCGGTGCCGTGACCGGCGCGGGCAGCTGATAAAGCGCCGACTGATCGACGTCCGGAACCGACGCCTTAGCCTGGCGAGCCGGCAGATCCGGCAGAACAATAGACCAGCCGACAGGGAATGGAGCTGGTGGTGGTGGAGGCTGATCGATCCTTCCCGATAATTCCGGGAATGCCTGGAAACGACGAAATGCCGGAAGATCCGGTTGAACGATGGACCAGCCGGTTGGCAATGCCGCTGGCGCGGCCGGCGGGTTGTAAAGCGCCGCCTGGTCGACATCAGGGATCGATGCTCTGATCTTCCGAGCCGGCAGATCAGGAAGCGTGACTGTCCAGCCGGTCGGCAAAGCTTGCTGAGGCTGATCCAGCCGGCCGGCGCTTTCCGGCAGAGCTTGCTTGCGGCGAAACGCCGGAAGATCCGGCAAAACGATGGACCAGCCGGTCGGCAATGCCGCGGGTGGGGCCGGCGGGCTATAAAGCGCCGCCTGGTCGACCAGGAACGATAGGCGATTGGGTCTAGCCGGCAGATCCGGCAGAACCATCGGCCACAGGATTGCCGGTGGCGCTGCCGCCGGCTGTGGATCCAGCCGAACTGTGCTTTCGGGGAGGGCTTGGTAGCGACGAAATGCCGGCAGATCCGGCAGGCAAATCGACCACCCCCATGGGGCGGTTTGAGGGATTTGCTCAGGCGGCAGAATGCCGCCGGTCGCGGCCATGGCCGCAGGCGATAATCTGGCTTGGGTCGGCGCCGGCGGCGGCAGCGACCAGCCCCACGGGCTTGGCGCGGTCGTAACGAGCGGAGCCCACGCCTCGGGCGAAATCGAGGCGTCGGTGAAGCCTATGCGCGGCTTGACCTGGCGTAGATCGGCGAGCGTCACCGTCCATCCAGGCGGAGCCGTCTGGCCCCCAAGCGGCAAGGTCAGGCCATCCGCAAGAGCCGCTCGGGCGGTAACGCCGAGACGACGAATATCCGGCAGAACGATCGACCAGCCATAAGCAAAGGCCTGGACGATCGGCTGAGGTCCCGTCGTCAATTCCGGCGATGCCGGCTCTGCTGCTCCGGCGCGGTTGATCCGCGCCGGCGGCAGGGAAATTTGGGTGACAAAGTCAAAGCCAGTCGAGATCGCGACCGCCGCGATCAGCGGCCATTGCTCCGGACCGTTGGATCCGGTCGCCACCATCGCGGCCGGTCTGAATCGCGCTTGCGCGTACCGTAAATTGACGGATCTCAGGACTGCCGTCAGCGAAGGCCCAGCCGCCGCCGCGATTGGCCCTGGCGCCAGATTGCCGCCGGTCGCCACCATCGCCGCCGGTCTGCGTCGAGCGCGTCGAGCCGGCAGATCCGGCAGAGCCATCGGCCACAGGATTGCCGGTGGTGGTGCCGTTGGCTGTGGATCGAGCCGGACTGTGCTTTCGGGAAGGGCCTGATAGCGGCGGAACGCCGGCAGATCCGGCAGAACCATCGGCCAGAGGATTGCCGGTGGTGGCGCTCCCGCCGGCGTATAGGTGATGGCGATTAGACCGTCGCCGCCGACGCCTCCGGTGCTGGCGGCCGAGCCGCTCGAAGCGCCGCTCCCGCCCCCACCATAAGAACCGCCCGCCGTCCCGTTGTTGGTGCCGGAGGCAAATCCGCTGCCGCCCGACCCGGAACCGTGCGTGGCGTCCATTTCGGTGCCGGCGGTTCCGGCGGTGCCCGCCCCCGGCGCCACCGTCGTGCCATTGTCGCCATTGCCGCCAATAGTGCTCGTGGCGGCGACCCCAGCGCCGTTTATTCCGGCCGCGCCGCCGCCGCCGCTGCCGCCGGGGTTGCTGCCTGTTGGCGTCGAAAATCCATTGCCGCCACTCGAGGTGACGCCGCCGGCCGGAACAGTGCAGCCAGCAGCAGCGCCGCCCGATCCGCCCAGTGCCAAGGTGGCATTGGCCCCTGGCGTAGCGACAAAAGCGCTGGAGTTGAATGTTGTATTAGCCGCCGAGCCGCCGGCCGCGACGACGAATGTCGCACCCGCTCCGACCGTGTAGGGTCCGGCTAAGGCAACATACGCCCCGCCACCACCGCCGCTGCCGCCGCGAGTGGCTGCAATGCGCCCAAAGCCATTGCCGCCGGCGCCAATAAGCTCGACGCGGTCGGCAAAACCCGGCCAATCGCCCGGCGGCGTCCACGGGCTGACCGACGCCGTCGTTAAAAAGATCAGGGCCATTGGATCAGAAAATCAAATCGAACCCCGTCGGCATGGCAGCCCCGCCGCGGAACGCCAAGCCATACGGAGACGAGTAATCTTCCTTCCAAATGAAAATTCCAAACGGATCGGCCGCCCATATCCTCAGCTCGGACAAGCTAAGGTTTCGATTAAATCCGGCGGCGAGGAGCTGCGTGCATAAGCATCCGCCATTAAAACCAGCAGCATCGGCATTATTGCCGCTTACCAGCAGATTAGCCTGACCTAAAGCGCGAATATCGGTATATGCGATATTAGTACCGGAGAAGCTGATGTCGATCCCATCGCGGGTGATTTGCTGCAATGCGGGCGCCATGTTGCCGGCCCACAAGTGATAATTGCCGTCAAGCACTCCTGTCGTTGCCGATAGGGCGCCAGGATTGTTGACGCCATCGTAAGCATTGATCGAGATCGTGCCCGGGCTCGCTGACCCGGTCAGGTCCGAGTTCGCCAGCAATGAAATGTTGATCCCGGCGGTGGCGCCGAGAGAAGCCGCCGCTGTCTGAGTGATCAATCGGTTGGCGTCCGAGCCATCCTGCACTGTCGGATTGGCAAATGACACGAGCGCAAATGCGCCGGTCCCATCGCCGGAAGCCGTCACGATAGGAATTTCATTATATATCATGTTGTCGGTTATTGCGGCAAAATGGGCGCCATACCCAAACGGCGTTTGGACCAGCGAAACGCCAGCGGTAGCGGTGCCGATGATGGCGCGATTTCGCAAATCAAAATAGGGCGGATAGGCGATCCACAAAAACGCCGGCGACCCGTTGCGGATGACCGGATGATCGAGGTTGAGACCGATCGGCACTCCGCCGATGTTCTGTAAACGGCCGATCCTTCCCGTTGGGGTTAGGATAGCCACGGGTCAGAAGTTCAGGTTAAGGTAGCGTGTCCGATAGAAGACATTGCACTGAGCGCTGGTCGTCGACAGGGCTTGCGGGAGATTGTTGCCGAGCGCAAAGCGAAAGCTTCCCGGATCGAGCGGGATGCCGCCGATATAGCCATTGCAGGTGGTTCCGGCTACCCCAGGCGCGACGACGGAATAAGCCGGCGCGGTCTGCAGCAGCCGCGTGATCCGCGATCCGCTGGTCATCGATCCGTCACCGTAGGTGAGGCCGTCGTCCAGCAAATAAGCCGGACACAGCACCACGGTTCCGCCGGTGAACGAGGTAATGCCGATCAGCCGGACGCTAATGTCCATAAACAGATCGTTGCTGCCGCCGTTGGTGATGTCCGCAACCGAGGAAAGCACGGTCGAGCCGGCGGCGAGCGCGTTGAGATCAGCCTGGTTGATCAAACGTGCCCAGTTTTGATCGACCACCCATTTTGCATTGCCCGGCATCGCGCGCCATCCTTTAAAAAACGATCTCGAATACTCCGGGAGGAGCAGACGCATAGTTGATGACGATCAGGCCATTTGCGCCGTTTCCCGCGAAGTCGGTGGTAACATTAGCCGCACCGGCGCCGCCGCCGCCATAAAGTCCGCCGTAAAAGGCGCCGCCAGCACCAGCGGTTTGGCCGCCGCCGCCACCACCCGAACCATGTGTAGAATCAAACTCCGTGCCAGCGAAACCATTTTGTCCATCGCCGCCGGCCGTGCTTCCGCCGTGACCGCCCGAGCCGCCGCCATTAGCGCCTGCGCCACCGCCGCCGCCCGCCGCGCCGGCTTGGCCGGCAGCGCCGCCGTCAGCGCCCCCGCCGCCCGCGGCCTGCGTGCCCGAATCGCCACCGAGCCCGCCCGCCCCGCCGTCAGCCGTCGGACCCGCGGCGCCGCCGCCGCCAGCGCCGCTGTTGAAGGCATTAGCGCTGCCGCCGCCGTTGCCGCCGCTGTGTCTGGTTGTCCCTATGCCGGCAGATGCCGCGCCGCCAATGCCGCCAGTCGCGTTGCCCGCCGGAGTTGTTCCGCCGCCCTTCGCGCCGACCGACGCCGCCGCCAGAGAAGCGCCGTTAAACCACGTATCTCCTCCAGCTACGCCATGGATGCCGCCAGCCCCGACTTGAACCGTGATATTGTTGCCGGGGCTGAGGACAAGGTTCGATATCCTCGAATAGGCCCCGCCGCCGCCGGCGCCGGGGACATTGTTGGTAATGTCAGCATCGCCGCCGCCGCCGCCGGCGCCGATGGTCTCGATGGTGTTGCTGCCGCTGTTCCAGTCGGCCGGAACTTGCCAGATCGTCGTGCCAGAGAGAAGAAAGATTCGCGGCATAGCCCGTCACAAAAACGCCCGCAAATCAGCCGCCACTTGCTTTAGCACAGGCTCCCATTCATGGGGGCGGGATTGTCGATATAGCGTCAAGCTTGGATACCAAGGTGACCGTTTTTCCCACCGCGCATCCCGGCCCGCAGCCATGTAATGCCAGCTGCCGTTGCAGTGCATCAGCAGCCACGTCGGAACGCCCATCGCTCCCGCTAAATGTCCAATCGCTGTATCGACGGTGATCAGCAGATCCAGCCTCGCGAGTTGCGCGGCGGTCTCGGCAAAGGTTTGCGGCCGGCGCTCGAAATCGAACTCGTGCCAGGTGACCTGCTCGCCGATGTCGCGCGCAAACAGGCCGGCGCGCTGCTCCATGGCGATCGACTTGCGCTTGGCGTATTCCTTGAGCCAGAGCCCGACCCGCTCACCCGACGACCAGCACAGGCCGATGCGCTTGCGCTCAGGATCTTGATCGCTGAGCTGGCGCGCTGCGGCGACACGCGCGGGATCGGCTTTGAGATAGGGCCCGTCCCACGGGATGTTGTCGATCGTGCAATCGAACGCCGCCGGCAGCCCCATCATCGGGATGTGATAATCGAAATCCTCAATTCCCCTCGTGCCGGGATAGTCGATCGAGCGGCGGACAACCTTGATCCCGGCAAAGCTGTCATCAAACAAGTCGACCAATGGGGAAGCCACCTCAAGCCTGACGTCATGACCGAGATCGCGCACCAATGGCGCCCAGCGGGACAGCTGCAAGACATCGCCAAACCCTTGCTCGCCATGGATGTGGACCCGTCCTGGCGCAACATCTCTGGTCCAGGATGGCCGGCGAAACCGCCGCGCGACCATGCCAAGCCCGGGCAGCACCGTTCGCAGCCCTTTGCGCTCCTCTACTTCCTTCCATCCCTCGGCATAATGCCCCAAGGTCAGCAAGGTCCAGCCGCGGTTCCAATGCAGCAATGGCTTGTCCGTCGTGCTGTCTAAGGCTGCGGCTTCGTCAAAGATGCTCAGCGCCTCCTCGTGATGGCCCTGACGGTCGCGGCAGATGCCGATGTCGACAAGCCGGTCCGCCTTGGATCGCGGCGCGAGGTCGATCAGCCGGCGATAAATATCGAGCGCCGCATCAAAGTTTGCCAGCTCGACCTCGAGCGCGGCCACGGAACGCAACGCCTCGGGCCCGTTCGGGTCGATCTGCAAAAGCTTGTCGCAAGCCCCGCGCGCTTCCTCCTCGTGGCACAGCTCACGCTGAACATTGGCGTGAGCCCGCCACGCAAACGGACTATCCGGGAACAGCTGAACGGTCCGCAGCGCCTCAGTTTCGGCAAAGCTGTACCATCCCATTGGGATCAGCGCGCGGCTGATCAGGTCATAGCGGTATTCGACGCACTCCGGATCGGCGAGAATGGCCTCCTGAAGCCAGTCGAGCGCGGTGCCGTTGCGCTCTTGCGCCAAGGCTTCGCGAGCCATAAAGCTGGCCGCCTCGCCCCGCGCGATCTTGTCGACCCCGGATGACGGCGGATCGGTGATCTCCAGAATACGCTGATAGATCGACTTGGCTTCCTCTCGGCTGTTGGTTTCGATCAGAGCCCGCGCCGTGTCGACAAGCTCGCGGATCAGCGGCTTGTGCAAGCTCTCAGCGCGCCCGATCGGAGCAAGGATCAGATAGCCGTCGTCAGCATAGTCCAGCCGCAGCGCATGGGTGGCGCCGAACATGCCGGTGATAAAGTCGATGTTTCTATCTTCCGGCGCCAATGTGTGGTGGCAATAGGAAAGATTGCCGTGCTCGAACTCGCCGTTGAGATAGATGCGGGCATCATCAATCAGGATCAGATCGTCAGGCGCGCCACCGCGCATCTCCCGGATGATCCGCAGCTCGAGCTCGAGCGGCAGGCGGACATCCTTCTCGGTCGCCAGCGCCGACCAGCCGTACCAGCATCCCGGATTGTGAGCATCAAGCCACCACACAACAGGCTCGTCGACCGGCAACCGGCGCAGCAGCTCCGGCAGAACATCAACAGACAGACCATTGTGCAAGGTCAGGCGCCGCTCGCCGGCAAAGATCTTCTGGGCCCGCGTGTGCATCATCAGATCGACGTCGATTGAATGAAGCGTCCGGAATGGATAGTTCAGAGCAAAGGTCAGCGATGTGCCGCGACCCGTTCCGGTTTCGATAAAATGCCGATAGCGCTCGGCCAAGCGCCTGAACTCGAAATGACAGACCGCACCCACCGCGCTGCTCCGCCGATTGCTCAGTAGCCAAGCATATCAAGCTGCTTTCGTCGATAATACCGCTCCTCCATCTGCTCCACCCATTTCATAAAGGGGGTGCAGACGCCGGCCGCCACGCATTGGAGGCAGATCAGACCCCAGCAATTCCGGCACCCGCCCGAAACGTCCTCAATTCTTTGGCCAACCGGCACAATAATGACTCTGTTGCAATGCCGGCATGTCGCCGTGTGCATTTCCACTAGACCCCGAGGCAACGCAGGATCCATGATCATCGCAACCCCGCCAGGATGTGGCGCGCGTGATTTCATCAGATCCGCTCACACAAAAAGCTAGCGGCAATCAGGTCAACCACTTTATAGCCCAACCCCTCTAGCCTACACGCCAAGGCTCCTGTATCAGACTTAAGAAATTCGACGAGCATCAATGGGATCCTGTTGCGCTCGATTGTCAGCAATGCCCCGTCAAGAACTTCATTCTCCATACCCTCGACATCTATCTTGAGAAACTTTACATTATCAAATCCAAATTCATCGAGCCGGAACATCGGCACCTGACGCACCGACGGCAGCTGATGCTGACCAATGTTCTCGCGCTGTCCGCCCTCGCCAAATTCAATCGAGCCAAAATTCCCCGGCAGCTCATAGCTAAAATGCGGCAGCGGTCGAAATCCTCGGTCGCGGCCCAGCAGGCAGTCGTGAATCTCAACATGCTGCAGGCAATTTAGCGCCACCGAGCCGGCGAGCATGTTGCAGATAAAGGGTTGCGGCTCAAACGCGTGAATTTGCGCCGCATAATTGGCCAGAGCGAGCGTCCAGATCCCGATGTGGGCGCCGACGTCGATGATCACACCCGGATCGATCTTCCCCAGCCGCGCTCGCACATGCATCATCGCAGTATGATCCATCGCCAGCCCGGTTTTGATCAGGGGCGCCCCCTGGAATGGATCGTTCTCGTTTACCAGGGCCCGCCCGTAGTAGGTTCCGACCACCCTGATCGGCGAATGAGACATTCGCCTCTCGCCATAAATGTCAACTTTTACAATTCATTATAATGGATGTTGCCCATCGCGGTCGAGGCGTAGGTCGACGACAGCACGCGGGTGGTTATGCCGATCCACGCGATCGCCGGGATAACGATGTTGTCGCCATCGTCGAGCGCACGCCAGCGAAAGGTGCCGCGCTGGTTCATCGGAATCTGCAGCAAGCCCGTCGCCGCAGCGACCGGCGTAAACTCGGCCGAGACCAGGTTCATAAAAGAGGCGCTGGTGGCGATCGAGTCGCCGGGATCGAGCGTCGCCGGAACAGCGGCGGTGCCAGCGCCGCCATTGGTCAAGGTGAACCGCGAGACGTCGTACTGCATCTGAACATCGGTGCCCGTCTGCAGCGCGCCAGGCTGGCCCAGGTCCCATTCGTAAAGCGACATGCGCCGCGCCGTGGCGCCCAGCCACAAAGCCCCCAGGCTCTTGAAGGTGGCCGCCACCACGTTCTGCTGAAGCGGCGCCGAGTAACGTGCCATGGTCCTACACTCCTGTACGCAAGATCATTGCCTGGCCCCTGAATCCTTGACGTTTGGCACCATCAGGGCCTGATGCCGCTGTTCGAAGTGATAAGCCGAGTTCGAGCCGTCGGCGCGGGCATCGTCCAGCTCCTTCTTGGCAATCACGACGCGCTCGCGATGCATTGCCGCGGTGATCTCGGCCAGATATTTGGTCGTCTCGGTCAGCTGAGCCGTCGTCTCGGCTAGCTTGATCGTTGCCGTGAGAAGCTTGTCGAGGAGTTCGGCGCTCATCGCTCATGACCGGAAGCCCGACTGGACTGCCGTCACCGTCCACAGCCCGGTTCCCGAATTGACCGTCAGACGCCACGCCGTAAACGGATCGTCAAACGAGGCGTTAGCGTCCGCCGAGAGGTTGCCAAGCTGCGGCAACGGAAACGGATCGCAGATCGGCGGCACGATGCCATAGCCCGAGACGTAGATCTGGATCGGCGCGGTCGGCACATCGCGAGTAGCCTCGATCGTGACGTTGCCGGCGCCAGAGGTCAGCTCGACCTCAAAACCGATCTGAAACGTCGGCGCGTGGTAGTTGACGATCTGCCACATCGTCGAGCCGACGTTATTGGTGCCAAGGGTCGCTGCCGCGGTCCATCCGCCACCTAGCGGCAACGCGCTGGTGATCGTCAGGTAATCCCGCACCGACGCCACCGTGCCGCCGGCGCCGGCCGGGATCGCCAATGTCTCGCTGATCGTCGCTCCCTGGCTGTTGGTGCCGGTCAGCACCATCGTGCGGGCGCCGGCTTCGTTGCCGTAGGTCAGCAGCACCCGGCGCTCGCTGTCGAGCGTCACCGGGCTGCCACCAACCAGAGCGAGCGGCGTGCCCGATACCGGCGTCTGCGAGGCCGCTATGACTGCCGCATTCGCCGCGATCAGCGTTTTGGTTACAACAGTCGGGACTGCCATGGCTCAGACGGGCGTCACCCCGAATACTCCGGCCACGGTGTTGACGAGAGCCGGCGGAATAGTCTGCTCGTATTGCAGGCGCTTGATGCCATCGCTGGCGTTCCGCACGGTATAGTATCCGCGCATGCTGCCGGTCGAGGGTGTCGCCGGGCTTGTCGTATCAGCCGGAGTCCAGGTGCCGGCGACATTGCTTGCCGGGTTTCCGGCGGTGCCGATGGCGGCGGGTGCATTCTCGACCGCGTTGTTCCACACGATGTAGGTCGAGTAGAACCGGTCCGCGCGGACCGGAAACTCAAAGATATCCGCAAACTGCACCGACACCGTGGCCGCGCTTGTGCCGCTTGGCGTGACGCTGGTAATCCACTTCCAGGCCTTTCGCGAGTAAACCGTCGTCGCCGAGGCGATGGTCGGGATCAGCTCGGTTTGCGGGTAGCCATAAAGATCATACCCGACGACCGTCAAGGTCGAGCCGCCGATCGTGGCCGAGGTGGTGAACGAGATGACCCGCCCGGCCGCCAGCGCCGCCCAGCCCTGCACGGCGCCCGAGGTGCCGTAGCCGACATACGACGGATTGGCATCGATGCGCACGGTGCCGGCCGGGATGACGTTGAGCAGCCCGGGCACCGTAAACGGCGCCGTCAGCAAGGTCGCTCCGGCGCCCGACACCGTTATCAACGGAATCGGCACGCCGGCCGTCAGCGCATGAACTGGAATGATCTGGCCGGCCGAGATCGCCGCCGGCGCAAAATCCGCCGTCAGCACGCTATTGTCGCTGTAGCCAAAATCCTGGTTTGGATATCCGCCGGCGGCGATCGATCCGGTGCCGTCCGGCCGCGAAAAGATCCGCATGTCGCGGAACAGACCACCAGCAAAAAAGACACTCGGGCCAGCGTCCGGGTTTTCGCTGAGGCCCGACACATAGGCCGGCGGTCCCGCTACACCCGAAAGGCCGATCGCCGTTCCGAGCGCCGCATTCTGGCCGACAACGACATAGGGACCCCAGCCGCGCTCAACGGTCATGTATTTCTCCGCTTCACGGTCATGCCGGCGTTACACCAAAGACGCCCACCACCGACGCGATCAAAGCGGGCGGGATCGTTTGGATGATCTGAAGCCGCTTGACGCCATTGCTGGCATCCGCAGACACATACGTCCCGCGTGGCGATCCCGTCACTGACGTCGCCGGGCTCGTCGTGTCGGCCGGCAGCCAGGTTCTGGCCGCCCCGTGGCCGCCGCCGACCGTAGGCGCCAATTCCGGCACGTTGTTCCACACCACCCAGGTCTGATAGAAGCGGTCCGCCCGCAGCGGAAACTCAAAGACGTCGGCGGTGCCGACATTCAATGTGCCCGCATTTGTGCCGTTGGGCGTCACCGAGGTGATCCACTTCCAGCCCTTGCTGCCGTAGACCGTCGTGATGTTCGGACCGGTGATCGCCTCAGTCTGAGGAAACCCATAGAGATCAAAGCCGCGAACCGTGTAGACGATGCCGCTGAGGTTGGCGGCCGATTGAAGCTGCAGGCATCTGCCGACCGCGGCGCCGGACCATCCCCTGACCGCGCCCGAGGTCCCGTAGCCGACATAACCCGGGGCCGCGTCGATCTGCAGCGCGTTGGCCGGAATGATATTGACCAGACCAGGGACGATAAATCCGCCCGTCGGGATAACCGTGATCCCGGTGCTCGCCCCAGCCAGGGTCATCGGGACGCCGGTCGATGAAGCTTGCGCGGTGACTATGTTGTTGTTCGCCATCGTCGCCGGCGCGAGATCAGCTGTCGTCTGCTGATTGCTGACAAAGCCAAAATCCTGATTCGCGTATCCGCCGGGAACCAGTCCGGGACCATCAGGCCGCGAGAAAATCCGCATGTCGCGGAACAGATCTCCGGCGAAGATCACGACCGGAGCCGCGTCGGCATTTTCGTTGACGCCGCTCACATACGGCACCGGGCCAGCCACGCCAACCTGTCCCGTCGGGCTTCCCAATGCCGGGTTCTGCCCGATCATGACCGTCGGCCCCCAGGAGCGCTCAATCGTCACGGCAGCCACTCCAGAGTGCGCGAATCATCGATGATCCGCTGCACGGCCTTGCCGGTGGCCTCATCGCGCGATCCGCCGGTGCCGGTATAGGAATGCGCCTTGTTGTCGCGACTGATCACCACCGACACATCGTGCTTGCCGGATCCGTCATCGGACCCGGTCACCTCGACCCGTGGGCGCGGGATGCTCATCACGCAGACGGGAAAGTCGCGACAATCGCGCGCGGGTTCCGCCACCCAATTCCGTATCTTTGATACCCGATTATCATCAGATTTCCAGTAATAGGATCCACTTGCATATCTAATTCGAAGGGTATGCGCTCATAGCTGACCAAGCCGGGAATGCTCGACTTCATAAACCACGCAGTCGGCGAGCTCAGGAAGTCCATAACCTGGTAACCTTCCGGCAACCCCCCGGCCGACAGGAAAGCGGTGATGTCATTGGACGAGGTGCCGGGCCGCAATTCAGCCTTGGTCAGGCGCTCGGCGGTGAACTCGAGCGCGATCGGCACCGCCAGGCGCCGGCCACGGGCGAACATGCGCAGCCCGGCTTGGTCAGGGAAGACACGGATCAGCTGCAGCATGTATTCGATGCCGGCCTCGTTGAGGCCGATATCAGGTGTTGGCCGATTTGCGTACGTGCCATTGTCGATCGGGTGCGCGGTCGAGAACAGCGGCTGGTTGTCGCCGATCACCGAGGTGTTGACCACGGTCCCCTGATTGAGAATGTTCGCGTGCAGGATTTCTTCGGTCTGAGCAAATGACTCGGCCAGGCCCATGGTCATCGGGCCGAACTGATCCTTGTAGAGGTTGTCGTCGAGCATCTCGCGGGTCAGGGCCGTGCCGAGACCAAGCGCGATCATGTCGATGTTGTAGACGAACCGCTCGCCCGGGGCGTTGTCGAACACCGTGGCCCCGCCCTCGGACTTCAATTGAGCGAGCCCGGTGTAGCGGTTCTCCGCGGCGCGCTCTAGCGCCATCTTCGAATAGCCGCGCCAAAACAGGCTCGGCCATTGTTTGGCAATTTGCGGATAACGACCTTCGACACCAGCCAGGCCAGGAAGCAGCAGATCCCGTATCGCTGCACGTGAGACGGCCATCTACCTATCCCTCCGGTTAAAGCACCAGGTTGGCGAGCCGGACCCAGACCCTGTTGTACTGGTTGGCCGGGTCATATCCGGATTGCGCGAATGTCACAGCCTGCGCCGCCTGAACGGGCAGGCGATAGATTTCGAAGGGCAGCGAGCCGGCCGTTGCATTGATCGTGGCATCGTCGAGGCTGTAGCTCGAGGCGTTGCCCGCGCCAAAAGTGCGGCCGCCCGATCCAACGGCGAAGTTGGCAAACCTGCCGACACTGACCTGAGTGACCGGTCCCAAGACGCATTGCACCTCAAAGATGCCCTCGGTCTCGACCTCGACATCGACGTCGTCGCCTGACTCGGCAGCGCCGGTGCCCGGCCAGTATTTCGAATAAACCCGCCGGCCCTGCGTCAAGCTGGGCCAGCTAAACCCGTTGACGATCCCGCCGATCGCGGCCCCGGTGGCGCCGGTGGTGGTTGCCAGGGTGTAATAGCCGGCGGAGAGCGGCAGCACCGGGTCGCCGGCAAAGATCGCGACATTGCCTGTCCGCACGATCAGGCCGTGCTTGACGCCGTAGTTTGGCGCGACGCCATCGGCGGACGTGACCTTGCGGAAGCCAAAAGGCGCGTTCGGGTTTAATGGCATCGCTAGATCTCCGGCCTACAGTGAGTGATCGATGGCATCGAGGCTGGCGAATTGCTGGCCTCGCTTGTACACCACGTCGGTTCGATCCTTGATCGCCCGCGTCGACGACATGCGCAGCCGCTCGAACTGCGTGCTGACGACATCCTTGGCGGTCGCGATGCGCTGAGCATTGGACCTCTCGGACAATTCCTTGGCCCTGCACATCAGCAATTCGCCATCTTTTTCGATGGTGTCGTCGGGACCGATCTGCGTCTTGTAGCCGGCGCGGACGATGGATTCCGGGTAGATGCGCCCGTAGCCGGAATGCGTTGGAAAATCCTCGGCGCGGGCAGGAACCCAGCCATTGTCGAGATATTCCCCGAGCGCGCCGGTCTCCATGCCCTTGACCTTTGTCGCCACCCAAACGACGTCGCAACCCTCGGGATATTCGTCCGGCTCGATGTGGTATTTCTCGTGCGGCTCAAGCGGCGGGCGCAACCGTTGCGGCTGCCGGTAATAGGCGCGGGCCGACTCGCGGGCCGAACCATTCTGATCCGTCGTCGTCGTCATGCCGACCAGCCTTCCTTGATGCGCTTGGCGTTGGGCGAGTTCTTTAGCTCATGCCACCACGCCAGGACCGCCGTCTCGCCGCCTTGCAGAACATTGTCGGGAGCCATATGCGGAGCGCTCGCCAGCGCGGTTTCCCGCTCTTCCGGAGTAAGCCTGATCTGAATGATCCGACCGGACGGAGAGGTCGCTGACCGATGCGATGGCGCTGCCGCTATCGCAGCTCTGATCGAGCCTTGACCGGCGGCCGGTCGTTGTGGGTTCTCGACCCGGGAATCCCTGGCTGCGGCCACGGGCTGCTCCTGAATGACGATTTGCGGTGGCTCGGTTTCCTCGCCGGTGTATCCGGTCGGAGCATCTTCGGCTTGCTCAGTGGCGGGAGCGGCGGCGGGGCGCTCTGCCGGTGGCTGCGGTGGCGCGGGATCTGGCCGCTGATATCCGCGCTTTTCGAGGTGCGCGAAATATTCCGGGGCGCCGCGGGTCAGCTTGAGATCGCCGGTAGCCTCGTTGTGCGCCTGCACGACCCGATTTTGGAAATCCGGGTCGAGCGCGTACCGGCGGTTGTTTCTGATCCAGGCTTGCTCCTGGTCATTATACTGTCCAGACCGATCGGCAAGCCATTTCTCGACCGGGTCGGTTGGCTGCGCCGCGGCTTGGCTGCGCTGGCCGGCGAAATATATTTTATTCTGCTCGGCTTGATGCTGCTGCGCGGCGGCCTTTGAGATCTGCGTGCGGATCTTGGCTGCTTCGGCAAAATTGCCCTCAGCTGTTAGGGCCGCCTCCTTGCCCTCAAGCGCCTCGATTTGCTGGCCAAGTGACGAGATCGCCTGATCCGCAGCATGCTCCTGCGCCGTCAGCTGATTGACGTGAGCGGTGGCCAGGCGCCGGCCACCCTCCGACAATTGCGCCTCATAGCTGTCGGCGCGGCGCTCGGCAGCCAGCCGCGTCGTTCTTTCCGTTTCCAGCGCCGCCAAAAGGCGGGCGTTCTCGGTTTGGGTCTCAGGGGCTTGATCATGGGTTTCAGACACGCGTGATCTCCGGGCGAGCCATCGCCTCGAGCAGCAGCGCAAGCTGCACTTTGCTTATGTGACAGCCACAATCCTCGCCAACCGAGCGCGCCGCGACCGTATCGGCAAGAGCCCGGAGATAGCCCGGCGCCACTGCGGCCACGGCATCTTCCTCAACAACCGCCCGCAGGGTTGCCGCCGCCAGCGCCGCCGGGACGCCGCTCTGGCAATCGCTGTAGGCTCGGCCAAGCGCCATGCGCAGCTTGACCAGCGGATCCTGAGCAATTTCGATAAGCGTCACCTGTGCCGCGGCGGCTCTACGACGAGCGTCCTCGCTGCGGTCCCCGGTCATTTCGACCTCGACATGCCGATCGACGGATGTCACCGGGTCCGGCATCACATCACCAGGTCCGGCTCATCGACCAGAAAGCGAACATATTTGAATTCGCGGGTGAGGCAGGCGGTCTTGCCGATGACCATGCTCACACCGGCATCCCTCACCGAGAACCCAACCCAATCGCCAACCTTTGGCGGCTCCCCGAGAAACCAATCCATGAACTCTTTATTGCCGTCATGACAATGCTGACCGAGTCTAAGAACAAGTCCGGTCTTGCCCTGGTATATGTCTTCTTTGTAAGTCTCGACGTATAATATTCCGCCTGCGGATTTTTGCCCGGCCCGATCATAAATGGCGATCAAAATATCCGGACCGCATACTTTCATCTTATTGCGAGAGAGCACCGGCTCGACGTCATCGAGAATGACCCGGCGAGGGTCCCGCTCGCGGCTCATCTCCGAAATTCGGCTTACAAGCGCCATCTCATTGACCAAAGTACACGCCTGGCCCGTATAATGGGCGCAGCAGCAACCCTCGGTCAACAGGATTTCACAAGCCTGGTCGGTACTTAGTTTTTAGGAGGTTTCGTAGGGGTCGCGAGGCTCTTCCGGCTCGTGGTATTCGCCGTACAATTGTTCGATTATTTGCGCCTCAGCCCAGGACAATCCGCGAATTTCCCCGATCAGATCAATATATCCGCCGCGAATGCCATCGGGCTTGACGCCGGCTATAATCGTAGCGGTAAGCCCCGCTATGCGCTCGCGAATTACCCGGAGAAGGCGGTCGCCTTCCGCTTCGCTACGCATTTATCGGATTTATGGATTTGCTATTATGCGGTGCTCCTCTCCCAGAAGCTGAGTTGGCACGGCCAGCAAGATTTCGCGCCGCACCCACTCTTTGAGCGCAGTTATTTCGGGGCTGTCAGCAGGTTTTCCCTGGGGCGCCGGAGCGGGCGGCTCATGGGTGTCAACCGCTGGGGTTGCTTCGCTTCTGCTAGACACGGCCACGTTTTGGTCCTTTCACGTAGGGAAGATTGTGGGATTTCTGGATCCGGCCAGGACCAGATCCGGCCCCGGCGGTCATCGTTGGATGGGTTCTTCCGGGGCCTACATCGCCGCCCCTTTTCATGCCTGGCGGACGAGCGCCAGCGCCGGCACCTATGGCTCCGATCCCGCCAGACGGAAATGGCACAGCTGCCCCCGGCATACCCCCACCAGGCGGCATCGCGGCACCCACGGGCGGCGGCGTCCAGCCAGGCGGCAGCATCGGCGGGGCCGGCATTCCAGACGGTGGTGCGCCGGTACCCACGGCCCTGATCCCACCAGACGGAAATGGCACAGCTGCCCCCGGCATACCCCCACCAGGCGGCATCGCGCCGGCACCCACCGGCATCCCACCGCCCATCTGCCGGCGTATTCTACCGCCCCGGTTCATCCCAGGAGGACGGGGCGGCAGTCCCATCGGTGGCCCACCCATCGGCATGCCTGCGCCCATCGGCATGCCCCCACCAGGCATCATCGGCCGCGGCGGACCTGCTCCTGGTGGCGGCATCGGCGGCGGCTGCGGTGGCATCGGTGGCCGCGGCGGTTCACCTGCCGGGCCGGCGCCCGCACCGGCACCATTCTGCCCGTGCGGAGCGACCAAAATATTGATCTTCGGACCGGCATGATCTTTCGGCCTGCGCGAGCCCCGATCGGCACGCGGCGGCGACATTTCGCCGGCCGTCGAGCCGCCGTCGCGAAAATGAAGCTTGGTCTTGGGCTTGCCTTTGTGCATCGCGGCTTCGTGTTGATGCACGCCGCGGGTAACATATCCCTGATCCTCGAGATCGTCCGCGGCTCCGCCGTTGGCTCGGGCAAGACGACCACCCAGCGAATATCCTGCAGAATGCGCTATCCGCCGTGCCGCCATGCGCCCCGGACGCTCCGCCATGTCATTCTCCTCTCAAAGGCAAGACCACAAGGTCCTCGCCACACCCAATCCAACCTGAGCTTTTACTTTATCCCTTTTTCAAATCGCACGGTCAAAGCCATTTTGGCTGCGGTCGCGAGCCGCCTGATCGGCTTCGTGCTGCTGATTCTGCTGCGCGATCTGGGCCTCGTGAGCCTGGTCGACCTGCGTTTGCTGAGCCTCGTGAGCCTGTTCCTGCTGCCGCTGAAAGACGTCATGGGCCTGGCCAAGTTGCGCCAGTCCGGCTTCATGCCGGCGGTCGAGATGCGCCTGTCCGGCCGCATGAGCATGCTCGGCTTGGGTCTTTGCTAGATCTCCTTGCACCTTTATTGCCGCGACCCGTTCCTTCGACTGCCGGTCGGCGGCGCGATCGGCGCTTTCGAGCGCCGCCGATTGCGCTTTCATGCGTTGTTCCTCTACCGTTGACTGCGCATCCGCCTGGCTTTGCGCCAGACCGGCGGCATTCTTCGCCTTATCGGCCTCGGCCTGGAGTTGGATCTGGCCGGTTTTCGCGGCCGTTTGGGCTTGCTGCGCCTGCGCTTTTGCCGCCTCAGCCATGGCTCTCGGGTCAGGCGGCGGCGGCTGCTTCTGATCCGGAGAGATCAGCAAGGTCTGCGGCTCGGCGATGCGAATCGCCGTCAGGACCCGGCGCAGGCATTCCTGGACATCGAACTCGCCCGGAGCCTGCTGCACCAGCATAATGAGCGCCCACGCTTGCATAATGCGCGAGACCTGCGAGGGGATGTTCGGGTCGGACGCCGGCATCAGATTCAAATCCATAAACTCGCGCGCGACGTTCCACTGCCGCCGGGGATCGGGGTTGGCTGCCCACAGATCCCTCGGGTTCCTGGCGAACAGCTTGCGAAGCTTCATCAATTCGTACTTTTGGCTTAGGTGATTGTTCTTGTGCACCGCAGCCATGATCTGCGTGTTTTGCTCGATCTGGGACATGATCGTGCCGACCGGAACGTTTGTTCGCCCTTCGCCGCTCTCGATCGTAACCGCTCCGCCGAGCCGTTCCGCGCTTTCCTGCACCATCTGAGCAAATTGGATAAAGACGGCGTCCACCGCCTTGTACGGCAACGCCATTATCACCTGGCGGATATCGGTCGAGCCGGGAACGTCGATATCGACAAATTCACCAGGCGCCGGGGAGATCTCGTTGGTGCTGGTGCGTGCGCCTTTGACTTTGATCCCCCCAGGAAAGTTTGAGAACATGCCCGAATCTATTAAAATTCGCCACACCGCACGCAATGCGCGGGTCTGGTTGCCGAGCAGCTGCAAGAACCCCCAATCGTGAAACCCCATGCCGGGCACCAGCCCGTAATGGACGTACATGTTATCTTTGCGGTACAGGTAATCGGTTTGATCCCAGTTCCGCCACAGCGCAAAAACCTGCCGCGAATCCCGCTCGATCGTCACCTTGTACGGTAGCGGCAAGCCGGGCGGCGCGGCGCGCTCGAACTTGCCAAAAATCGGAAACTCATCGACGTCGATATCCATGTCCACTTCGAGGAAGTGGAACGGCATGTCCTGCGGACGCATCCCGACCGGCGCTATGCCTTCGGTGCTTTTGATTGCCCGGTTGGCCGAGGGCAGGGTCGAGGTCGGCTGGCCCAAGGCGAGATCGCCGCGGTAGCGGGCGAGGATCTGCATGCGGCGCACCTGGCTCCGCGACGGAAAGAATTGATGGGTCACCCGGATCGCCGAATCGAGATCGTTGGCTTCTTCGGAGACAATCAGGTCGATCATCGATACCCGCTCGGAGACCGGCCGGTCGCGCAACGCGCAGCGATAGAGCTTCTTGTACGCGTTTCCCCCATAAGCCTGATGCATCAGCATCTTGCGCGTATCGGGATAATATTCTGTGGCGATCTCGGTCAAATAATAATTGAGGTCGTCGGTGAAATCCTGCGCCACCTGCTCCTCCTCGGCCGTGACCCGTCCGGTGGTCGCGACCTTGGCCGGGCCGGCGGCTGGCAGCATCTCGCCGATGGCGCCGGAGGCATATTTTACCATCGCCTCGATCAGCAGCGGATTGCCGACCTTTGATATGCCCTTCTTTTCGCTGCGCGCGGCGCTGACGTCCTCGATTTTGGTGCCGAGCAGTTCTAAACCTTTATTATACTGTTCGATGAGCTCGCCGCGGCTGATCTCGTCCGCCGACACGCCCATGATCGCCTCGTCGGCGAGACGCATCAGAACATTCCCGTCGACATGCTCGGCCAGGTTTTCGTCAAAGTTCGCATCCTCGTCGTCGCGGTGGCTGATGACCGCCGGCGAGGTGATCGCAACCGTGCCGTCCTCAAGAACCTCGATCGCCAGATCGGTGTCGGTTGCGCGATCTTCGAGCTCGAGACGAACGGCTGACGGAGCACCGCCAAGACCGTTCATCAAGCCGCCAACGCGATCGATCTGCTGCTGGAAACCGTCTGGCATCGCCGCGCTCCGACACAGGAGGCGGCACCATATCACAGACCCGGCGTGTAATTAAGAGGCGGCAACCCCCTCTGCGAGCAAATCCATTCTAAGCGCCGCCGAGCCCCGCCTTGCCTTGCCTTGCCTCGCCCAGCCGCGCCTCGCCCAGCCGAGCCCCGCCTTGCCTAGCCTTGCCGTGCCATGCCTGGCCCAGCCCAGCCGCGCCTAGCCGCGCCCGGCCATGCCTTGCCTTGCCTCGCCGCGCCTCGCCTTGCCTCGCCCGGCCCCGCCTCGCCGCGCCGAGCAAAGCCGCGCCGCGCCTTGCCTTGCCTCGCCTTGCCGGGCCATGCCATGCCCCGCCCAGCCACGCCATGCCCCGCCCGGCCACGCCTTGCCTTGCCTTGCCCGGCCACGCCTTGCCGTGCCTCGCCGCGCCCGGCCTTGCCTAGCCCGGCCACGCCCTGCCGCGCCCCGCCCGGCCACGTCACGCCTTGTCTCGCCTCGCCTCGCCCTGCCCGGCCGCGCCCGGCCTTGCCTTGCCCTGCCTTGCCGCGCCGTGCCTTGCCGTACCTTGCCGTGCCCCGCCTTGCCGTGCCGTACCCCGCCATGCCCGGCCGCGCCTTTAGAGCGGCGCAGCCCCGACCCTTCCGCGCGCTGCCGGGGACCGCGCACTATCGAAAGCGGTCCCCAAGGCCGGTCCGGCTCCGCCGGCCGCTCTAAAGCTTCACACCTCGTAGCCTGCCTGCCTGAGGATTCGCCGGGCCAGGATGCCCGGCCGGAGCGGGCTCCGGTAAGACGTCACACAGGCTTGCTGGCGCAGCTTGGCGGGCGAGTGCATCAGGTGCAGATATTGCCCGATGATCACGTCGGTCAACGGCACTGCGGCAGGGTAGACGCACCAGCTCTCAAGCGGCGCGCCGTTGTCGCCGATCACGACAACCCGGCCAGAGCCAAGCTGGTAGAGAACGCCGCCGGTCTCGACAAAGAATGTGCCGAGCCTCTCGAAGTCGTCCCACTGCTGCTCGGTCAGCAGCCGGCATAAGAGGCTACGGCCTCTTTTCTCGGCCAACTCCCGGGCGAATAAAGCATCTTCCTTGATGCGCTTGGCGTTGGGCGAGTTTTTCAGCTTGTGCCACCACGCCAGAACCGCCGCCTCGCCGCCTTGCAGAACATTGTCGGGAGCCATATGCGGAGCCATCGCCAGCGCGGCTTCCCGCTCTTCCAGGGTAAGCCTGATGCGCTTGGTCCGGCCGGACGCAGACGCAACCTGCACGATCAGCCGCCGACGATTTGCGGAACCGCAAGGATCTCGGTCGCTTCAGGATCAAGCGACTCGAGCTGCGTCCCGAGCTTATTCGGGTCCGAGACATCGAACATCGTGTACAGCGGAACCAGCTCTCCTTTTCCGTTCGGAACCAGTGCCGTGTGCTGCTTGAACACCCGCTCCGCCGCCCGCACCTCAGCCTTGTTTTTCGGGTCCCATTTCGCTACCGGTCCATGGCCGCGATCATCAAGACGCAGAATTTTTCCCATCAGTTCCTCCAGTTGCTCTAGTCCGGCACGATCTGCCACAGTCTAAAATATTTAACGATGTATGGGTTGCCGTGGACTACGGTATTCGGACCGCGGGGATTGCCGTTGAAGACATACTGGCCGGACCCGAGACAATTCCGCATGCTTCCCATGATAATGACGGCACCGAGATTGCCCCAAACACTCCTAATTGCGAATGGAAGGGGGCCCCAGACTGTCGACCCATCAAAATACCCGTGGGTCGTGCCATTATCACCATTAGGGTTGGTATCGTTGACCCACATCGTACCATAAATATGAAAATCACCGCCCAGCGAAACCCCGGCATCATAGTATTGCGCAGTAGCGTCAGCGGTCCATTGGTATATGCTTTGATTTCCTGTTCCCAATACGATTTCATCCAAATCAACTTCTTGATATCCCGGCCTACCTGGGTCGCCATTATTATTAATATAGGTGTCGACGTGGTAGCCGTCGCCTTCGCCACTCACATCGGTCGGATGTTTGATGCTCCATTCCCAAAATCCATATTTCTGCATAAGAGCGGGCGCGCTGCCGATCCCGGTAATGCACCCCGGGGTCTGGTTTGGCTCACAATTTGGGTCGGAGACCGTCGTGTCAAAGATAAAGCCGCGGCTGTCAAACGCATATAGACCAGGATACTTTGCTAGACAACTGGTGCCGCCCGAGCCGCAATCCCATGATGACAGATTGACGTCGGTATCCTGGGTAAAATCATCCTGAGCCACCAGATTGAAATGAAATCCCGTCGGCGCCGTTGCTCCTACCGGACAGGGCGATCCTGTCGGCGTGCAACCCGTGGCGATGGTGCTCTGCACGGTCACGGTGACCACCTGGGATTTGGCGGCGATGGCGGTGTTGGTCGGGGTCGCGATCACCATCGGCGTGTAAGGCGTGGCGGAAGCAGGGACCGAGCCGTTGCACACTAGGTTGGCGCCGCTGGTGCGAAAGTGCACATCGCCGCTTTCCGACAGCTACCCGAGAACGGCGGCGCGGATGGGGACATATTCGCCGTCAGCCCGGTGACCAGCATCCCATCCGCGCAGGTCGTCCCGGTGACGTTCACCGTCACCGAGGTCGGGGTAATCGAGGCGATCGTCTGCGGCGGCGCCGGGCCGATCGTGACCGTGAAATTCGCGCTCGCGGTCGCCGCCTGGATGACGCCGGGAGCCAGCAGAGCAGAGCATATCAAGGCAGCGATAACGTACAACAACAGCTTCACTTCACGGCGCCCAATACGTCACATTTTGGAGGTTGGTCGTCAGAGTATGGCCATTGCACATGTGCGTGCTGTCACCCGGCAGCCCCTGCCAGCTCGGACAGGAGAAGACATGGATATATTCCAGATACATATCGTTTGAAATGTTGGCCGGCGGCATGTTCGAGTTGACCCAGGCCAGCACAAAATGGCGCGACACAAAGCGCGCGGCGGCATTCGCCGGGGTGCTGTTGTTCGGGATCTGGGCACAATGCTGCAGCACATCATCGACAAACGTGCACCCCCAAATCGCGGTTGAACCATCGCTGGTCAGCATGCCGGCGTATTTGTGAGGTTGGGTAACCCAGGGTCCATTGGTATGCGGAAACGGCAAATTGTCGCCCGTGCTGTTAAAGCTGTTCCATGCGGCATAGGCATTTGTGTCGACGTCATGCGGCAGATACCCGTCGATCCCAAAACCTCCGACATCCTCGTCCAGCTCGCCGTAATCGCCTTCGATGCCGGCGGTGATGCCTTGACCGTAGACGAACTGCCACGACCACACGGCATCGGCGCCCTCGCAGTTGGATGGCGGCGGCGTAAAACCATTGTCGAGACAGGGCGAGTTGTCTATGGCGCCGACCCGGAATCGCGCCTCGATGTACATATTGGGGAAATCGGCGGAAACAAAATTATCGCCGGAAATGACGGGAGGGCTCTGCACCGCCGAACCGCCGGCATTGGCGGTTTCCATGCCGGTGGCGCACGGGCCACAATGAAACGTGCTCATATCGGGGTTAGTGCAAATGCAGTTCGGCGTATTGGTATTGGCGGCGCTTTGAGAGAAATGCAGAACCGTCTTGCCGGTCAAGGGGTCGACGCTTTGATGAATGTTGTTGGTCTGATTGAAAATGCCGGGAGATCCGGGATGCCAAAGTTTGGTGTGGTCGTTGGCATTAACATCAAACCAATTGCTGTTGTCGCCGGGCGCGCGGTCGGCATAGGACGGCGCCGAAAAATCGTAGTTCGCCGCGAGCGTCGTAAAGCCGGCGTCTTTGGCGATCTGCGGCGGCGCCGGCCCGATCTTGATGGCGGCGAGCGCCGCATAGGCCACAGCCCCGCTCGAATTTGTTTTAAAGGAGGATGTAATCGCAGATGTATTGGGATCGATTTGCCATTCGTCCGCGGTGCTAAAACAGAAGCTCGTGTTGTTAAGGGCAGTCCAGCCGGTGTCGACGCTCAAGGTCGGAGGACCACAGTCATATAACGTTCCGACGCCATAAAGAAACTCGCCGGCGGTCGCCGGGGTCAGGCTCGGCGATTGTAAAACACCACCGCCGCTAGAAGGATATCCCATCCCCTTTATCGCATCGACCGTAGCCCCGGACGGGATGCCGTTGAACACCGAGATCACGGTTCCGTCGTACCAGAAACCGCCGGAGGTGCTGATATAGTCGACCGTTGTCGGATTTCCTTGCACATTGGGCAGCCACCAAACGGTGATGCCCAGACTATCGCCCGGGAACCGGGCATCGGCAAATCTGCCCAGCACAGTCGCCGTCTGGGTTCCGACTTTTATCGTGTCCAGACTTCCCGTTGCGCCCGGGTTGCCGCTGTGATCCTCCCATAAAACCGAACCGATCACCGTCTGCCCCGGTTGCATCGGCGCGAAGGTAAATTGGATGTCGGTCTCGGCAACGCTGCCGTTGGGATCACCAAGCTTCTGCGCCACCGAAACGTTCTGAGCACCGACGCCGATAAGGGTCAAGGATTGAAAGAAATCGGCAGCGCCGGCAACCTGGGCGCGCAGGCAGATCGAGCGCGGCGTGGTGTCGTTGATCTGAGCCGGACCCGGCGGCGACGGGGCGATGTTCAAATTGGTGCCGGAAACCGCAAACGAGGCATTGC